CGCTCACCAGCAGTTGCTGCTCAAGCTGCCAGTAGTAGTGCGGATCCAGTTCGCCGGCCTTCACCTGGGCGACCAACGATTCGTTCCAAAGCTTGTGCTCGAAGAGGGTCTCGCCCAGCATCGTCGCGCCGTCCATGGAAGCGAGCAGATTGCCTTCGGTGCCTACGACGGGATACAGCTCCTCGCCGATCATGACTTCAACCAGTGGCCGGGCAAGCGCTTCAGTTGCATGGCCTTTGTCGAAGATGTACTGCTGCGCCTGAGTGACCTCCGGCGTAATGCCGGTTTTCTTCATGGTGAGCAGGTCGGTGCGGGTCTGGTACTTCGAAGCACCCATCATTGCGGGTGCCTCGGACGCGGTGAAATGCTGAGCGCGTAATGCGTGCCACTCGGCGGAGCCTTGAGCTACGTTGTGAATTTTCATGCTGCGTCTCCGTCGATGGCTTTGAGGTTCTGGATTTTTTCGATCTGGGCCGGGCTGAGCGTGTACTTGCTGCTGATGGTCGCGATCAGGTGTTCTGGGCTGGTTCGGTTGGCATCAACCAGTGGCTGCCATTTGGCGATGTTCTCTTTCAGGAGATAATCGGAGTAGGGCGGAAGCGCTTCGGGCTCAGGCTCTTGCTGCCGCTGCGGACTCACATCACGCGGCGCCTCTTCGAATGTTTTACCTTCCATTTCGTCGGCCGTTGGCGCTGATCCAACCTCAGGGAATGCCTTGCGCAGCGCTTGAGCCTCAGCGCACTTGGCGAGCTGGGCGAAAGCGCGGCGCTTCCACATGGTGTTTGGGGCAATCGTGTCTTTGCCGGCCGTTGCGTAGTTCTCAAGCCAGCGCTCGTTTGCGGTGAACTCAGCAACGAGGCCGTTCGACATTTGGCGCTTGACGGTTACCCGGCACCACTCTGGATAGGTGACGTCCACGCCACCCAGCTTTGCGGTAATTGGCGGTCCGTATTCAGGATCGCTGATACCTGCGTACTGCCCAGTGCGCGCGGCCTGGATGCGATAAAGACCAATGCCGGGCATTACCGTGTCCTGCATCTTTTTCGCTTTGGTGTTCCAGATCGGTACGATGTGCACAGGCTTCAGCATTGGGTCCAGATGCGCGGCTTGGCAGTAAGCCAACACCATCACCACCGAGTTCTTTTCTGCGCCCGGGTAGAGGCTGTTGCTCAGTACTTCAACAAGTGCCGCCTCAGACATCGCAGGCAATTGGTCTTCCTGCTTCATTACTGCGCTCACGGGAAATCCTTGCCGCGACATGCGCAGCGATTGAATGCTTGGGTTATTGAGTGATGCGATCGGCGAGGGCGCTGAGCAGCATCAGGAGGGTGAACACGCCAATGGCGGAGAACGATCCGCGCCGAATCAGGATGCGGCGGGCCATCTGCCGGCCGGTCATCGGAACACCTGGTAGGTGGTCGAGCGCGGCACTTGGCAAGTGCCCGAGCCGTCTTTCACGATGCCGTAGGCGCCGGCACCGGCAATCAAGATCACAACGAGAAACCAGTACAAGAGATTCATAGCCGAGCCCTCACCGCGATGCGTCCGCCTTTCATGGTCACCGACAGGCGCTGCGGGAGGCTGTCGACCAGATCCTCTCGCTTTCGGCCGATCACTTCATTGAAGGGCAGGCCGAAGCCGAGAATCGCGATGCGGCGCTCGATATCCTCGAGCTGTTCATCGGCCAGCGTTTTCACCAGAGGGGTTGTCATGCTGCAGCTCCTTGCGAGGCAGAGTCGTTGTAGGTGGCGTAAATCTGGTCGATGCGAGCGCGGTAGTGACGGTGCTCGCTGTCGTCGATGGCGCGAAGCATGAAGGCCAGGGTGATGCAGGATGTCGCGGCGGCGCTGGCGTTGGGCTTGCCGAGGTCGCGGATCATGTTGCTGATCTCGCCCTCGATCCAAGTCACCGCCGTTTGATGGTCACGCTGCTGGATGTTCATTTGAGCCCCCAGAATTCGCCGTAAGCGACCACCGCTGCCGCAACTCGCTTCGCCCGCGCCTTGCGGTCGACCAACTCTTGGGCTGCCATCAGCGCCTGACGCTGGGTGAGTTCTTGCGCCGCGGCTTCATAGTCGTGGAAGTCTTCAACCTGCGGCGCTTTGGAGCGGCCCCATTCATCAAAGCGCCGATCCCACTCTCGGGCCTGCGCACTGTCTGCATAGCTGGTTGCCATGGTCGCCTCCGTGGTGGCGGGTGTTGATCCAACAAAACTCGGATGCACTCATCCGCTCCGCTGGTTGCCGTTGGGCGCGGAGGGGAGTGCATTCGGGTGGTGTCGGGGATTAGTGGGAGCCGCTTACGGCGGCAAGTCGGCTTGCTCATGGCTTACTGCAAGCAGGTAGTTGAGATCCCCGGTGAGACGAGGCTGCCTTTCCTTGCTACCGATACCCGGCAAGGCAGGTTACGGAGTTACCTGTCAGCTGTTGGAGCGGCTGACTAGCAGATCGGCTCTGCTGAGTTGATGCAGGTGGGCGGTTATAGGCCGCAGTTTCGTCCGCATCGGGGTGTGATTTGGTAGGGATTCGAACCCAAAAGAATTACGTCGATTTCGGCAGCGCTACCTAGTCGACACCACCCCGCACGCAGGGCGCCCCTGATCCGCCGAGGCAAACTCAAAATCACACCCCGATGCGCTCTCATAGAGAGGATCGGGCAGTTAACGACAGGCTGTCGTGGCGCTGGTTGTTCGCGAATCTACCGCCATGGGTAACCGGGGTACGGCTCGCCTGAAAGCCGATGTTCGGCTTGTCCAGCCAGTTTTTCCCACAGTGCTTTGAGTCGCTTCCTCCCGGCCTTTTTTTCCTGTCTGGAATGACAGACTTCGCCAGTGCAAAACCGCAATCATCGCTACAGCAACTGAAGCTATGCCCCCACGCAGAACTACTCATTCGCGCGCCGCCCCATTCATCCGGAGCGTCTTTTGCGCCGCAGTGCGGGCAGTCATGGGTGAGGTAGTACTGTCTGGAATGCATTTCGCTGCCCTCGGTTGATTTCCCGTCTGGCCCTGTCGCCAAGGACAGCCAGTGAAATCTTCATTCAGCAGCCTTGCAGTCAGCCGCTGTCATTCGATGACCGTCCTCGCACTCAACAACGCGCACGCCGCTTTTCAGTCCTCGCTCAGCGTTGAGCCTGTTCGCCTCTCGGATGCAGGCATTCAGGTCGACATCAGCGAAGACCTGTAGCTCTCCGCGCAGGGTGATGTGAATGACCTTGTTCATCGTCTTGCCCTCGGTTGTTTTCCCAATGCACCCGTCACCAGGTGCATCAGTGAAAAATTCCGTGTTTCTCCGCGCCCGCTTACCAGGTCATTCACTCAGTTCGGTCAACACCTCGTCCGCCGTCGCAGTGGGCTGGCGCACGTTGCTGGCTAGTTGCTACTCTGCGATATGGCCACGGAGTGGGGTTTCATATGGACGCCGATAAGCCGCAGCGGCTGAAGCTCAAAAAGAAGTCCAGCGAGAGCAAGCCAGCGGTGCATGTGCCGGGGCAGGGGTTCAGCGAGGAGTCAGAGAAGTTCTTTTCGGATCTAGCCTCGCGCAAGGCTGCCGAGGTCGAAATAGATGTTCTTTCCGATCAGTCATACAAGGCTGATCATGAACTCGACGATGTAACCCGAGAGCTCCGATCCGAATTCGCTCTGCTCAACAAAATTATTGAGCTTCAAGAAGTCGCCAAACAGAAGGGCACGAAGCTGAGCCGCAAGGTCGCCAAAGCGGCGATTAAAGAGGCGAAAAAGGCCAGCAAGGCAGCCAATAAGCGCAAGACAGTTTCCCCAGCAAGGCGAACGAAGCCCTCTACAACCGAGCCTGAGTCAAAATGGCTTCGGAAGATATGTTGGCGGTGTGGTAGCAAATTTTCAGTTCACGTGGACTGGGAACGCCCCCCAAGTCTTTGCCCTGCATGTACGAAAGACATTAACGAAACCTATCTCCCTACCGCTCCGGATCGATCTAAGCCCGTTGGCTGGGTCCACATCGTTAGTGGTGGAGCGCCAGGCATGGGCAAGCGTCGATAACTAGTGTCCAGTAGGCTTCCGAAAGCGCCCGATGCAGGCGCTGACGTGAAAATTTCTGGAGCTGCCGGTTACCCGCTACTGGCGTCGGTGACCGGCTCATTCAAATTGTTCCTCCAGCCGCGGGCCTTTCGGCTTGTTCTCCCGCTGGATAACTGCTTTCGACGTTTTACGCTGCACGCCCGGGTGAGTTGCCAACCCTCTGAACCGTTGAGGCCGGTTCATCGCTGCCTTCGAATCTGGGCCGGTGGTGATCCGGCAAGGGGTGTCGCTAAAGAGCCGCGCGGCTTTCGCTGCTGGGCCGGTATCGTCTGGCTTGCGAATAAAAGTAGCAGCGCTGCTATTCGTTGTAAATAGCGCTGCTAATAATAATTTCTGCGGGCGAAAAAAAGCCCGCACAGGGCGGGCTTGGGAAGGGGGGGCAGTCGAGAATTGGTGGGTATTTCCCGCTTACGGAATCTCGGTACATGCCTACGCTGAAGAGTCTTGGCTCATTCCGCAGGCGCGCTAAGGCTTGTTTCGCTTCCTCTTTGGTTTCGATCGGGTCAGCGCCGATTGCCGCACCAATCATTGGAACAATTGATAATTCTAGCGCTTTTATCGCCTCGATGGTGTTCACCTGTTCTGCGCCCGCCTTGCATGGAACAGATGCGACCCCCCCGTTCTTGAGTGGCATGACGCTTTAATGCCTTCACCATCAGAGTCAAAATTTTTCTAGAGGCTCGCAAGGATTGATTTCTGCATCAAGGATCGCCGCGCTACTACGTCAGTGCCAGGCATCCATCATCAGAAAGTTCGCCTTACGGCGGGCTACATCGAGGCGTCCCTAACTCATGTCTGGTCGAGTTACGGACCTCAAAGAAAGCTTGCCTGAGGAATAATCTTGGTGGGCTTTCGCTAGAAGTAGCAGTGTTTGCCCCTCGCACTCCTTCATGTCCTTGTAGTAAATGCTTGTAGGGTCGAGCTGCTTGAGCTGCTTACGCTGCATAGAGAGGTCACGCTTCAATGAGCCGATATATCTGGCGAGATCAGGCTCAATTGAAACTCTAATAAATATCCAGAACGCGAGATGAATAATCAGAGGGGACAGGAAGCTAGATAGTAGAATTCCTATCTGCTGGTATTCTTTTGGCAGAAAACCACACAGCCCAACCAGCAGAGTCCCTATTCCACCAACGCTAAGCGGTTTACCGATTTTCTCAGAAGTTACTATTCCGTCACTCATTGGCGGCATTCCTTCTGGTCATTATCTTTTTCGCAATCGAGGCGTCGGATTTTGTTTTTATTTTGATCTGCGAGCTTACCTTTCCATGGTCTCGATAGGTGATAATTAAAACAGTATCTGCCACATATACATCCAGAAGGTACTTAGAAACTCGATGCGAAAAAATAGCAATAAATGGGCTGGCAACTATCAGCCCAATTGATATGAATAGCCAAGCTAAATTTTTATCGAGTATCATGCAATATACCTCAAATCAGGCGGTTTTCCTTGCCTACCCAGTGACGGGTTATTTCCATTACTTCATACAGTATAGTCGATCTTATTGGTCTTTCGGTAGTAGTTACTCGGATTCTTGCTTCATAGGAGTCGCCTTTTTTGAATGCTTGCTGATTGGCCTTGGCTTTTGAAAGGAACGACGTGTCCTGCATTAGGGCGGACTTTTCTCTCCCGTCAGGGAGAACTATTTTCCAGCCTCTTTTTGAATCAAAATTAACTTGGGCAAAGCTGATGCTTATGTGAAGATTCTCTACGCTAACCTCTTCTAAGCTCCCAGTTGGCATTGGGGCAAAGTCGCCTAGTTTGCTTTCTTCAATTTTTACAATTGGGTCGTGCTTGCTGTTGAGTACTTTAAATTCTGCATCAGGCTTGTCATGTAATGGGGCCTGAATGATTTTGTGCAGGGAGTTGCGAATTTTTTTATTACCGATCATTTCAGCAATTTTTGGGTCACATTCAAAATCGCCGTTTTCGGTTACGACAGTCGCTCGCTTTGAGCTTGTTTCAATATTGATTCTAATTATTTTTCGGTTGTTAAGTTTTTTTATGGTGTTGATCAGTGTTGGCACTGTCAGTGCACCGCCCGCAACGGTGAAACCAATATGTTTTAGAATTTCTAGTGTTGCGGGAGAGCTTGCTTGTACAAGGAAGTCAACAATTAACGATCCCTTCTTTGCCGGAGTGGTGACCATTAACTCGACGTCCGCTCCTCCTTTTGTATAAAGCAGCGTTGCTTCTTCAAGCAGATCAGACATGGCAGATATTGCTTCCCCCAGGTCTTTTGCATTTATCTGGTGGTGTGAAAGATCGGCAGACTTCGCGTCGTACGAAATGCTGAACTTTTCAAAGTCCTTTTTCAATTATTAATCCCCAGTTAAATTTTATGATTTGCAGTGATTTTATTTATTCATTTTTCTTTGAATCCCTGACCTGATTCAGACATCTTCACTATGGCTTGGATCAGGTTCAAGTCTAACCATTCAGCAGGACATGGGCTTGCTTCAGGTACGGCGCACTTATTGTTTTGGTTTTGTAAAGGCCATTTTGACCCTCTAACGCGAGTACATCGCCCACCAAAACACATGCCCCAGTATCGAGATCTGCTGTTCCTGGATCTGCTGGAACGTGTAGTCCTCGTCCGGATGTTCGTCGCGGTTGAAGCTGCGCAGGCGAATACCGACCGGGATCCGGTAGACCTGCTTCACGCGAAGCTGGCCGTTGTGGTTGATGGCGTACATCTCGCCGTCGACGATATCGCTCAGTGAGTTTTTCCCCACGTTCACGCCCACCGTAGCGCCGTCGCGCAGCACAGGCATCATGCTGTTGCCGCCGACCTTCACGCACTTTGCGTTGCTGAATTGAACGCCGTTGTGGCGCAGGTCCTTCTTGTTGAAGCGCAGACGCGAGTTGGCGCTTTCCTCGATCGCAAACCTGCCAGATCCGGCTGCCAGTTCGACTTCATGAAGGAAGGGGACGTAGACCTCATCGTCATCGAGCGGGGTTTCGTCGTCCCAAGTCTCGATGCTTCCTAAATTTACGCTTGGCTGTATGCGGTCCTGCTGCACGCTGGCAACAGTGGATAACAATCGAGAGCTGACCTCGCTTGCATCGAAGTTGAGCGCCTTTGCGAGCTTCAGCAGCGCTTCAACATTTAGTGGCACCTTCCCGGTTGCGTATTGGCTGAATGCGCTTTGCCCGGACCATCCGCATGCTTCGGCAACGTCCGCCTGCGTCAGGCTGCGCCCGGCCGCTTTAGCAGCTGATTTCCGCTGTTCGTAGATAGCTTTGAGCCTAGCGCTCTCGGCGACTTCTTCGTGGGTGAGGGGGCGACGTATTTTCATGCGAATAAGAGTATTAGCAGAGCTGATATTGAAGCAAACAGCACTGCTAGTATTTTGTTGCTGATAAAAAGCAGCGCTGCTACTATCCATGGCAGATATCAAGCCGTGGAAATTCCATGAAAAAGATCCCTTTGAGCAAATACCTAGAAGAGCACGACACTCAAGCCGCGCTTGCTGCTGCTCTCGGCGTGAACCAGAGCGCGATCTCGCAAATGGTTCGAGCCGGCAGAAGCATCGAAATCACCCTTCATGACGACGGCCGTATTGAGGCGAATGAGATTCGTCCGATCCCGGCGCGCCCAAAGCGCACAGCAGCCTGAGGCAGTCATTGCTTACTGCTCGAACAAATGATCGCCCACGCACTGGCAGGGCGCCACGGAAACAAATTTGAGGTTTTACGAATGGAAGATTTTCTGCGGGCCTGCCAGAGCGCTGTCCTCGACAACGAAGCCAAGACCCTTGCTGCAAAGATGGGCGTTGCTCACGTTGGCTTGCTTCAGCGCGCCAATCCGGACAACGACGCACACCACCTGACCGTGGAGCATTTGTTCGGGATTCTGTTGCACACCGGCGACATGCGCCCTCTGGCTGCACTGGCGAGTGAATTTGGTTTCGACCTCGTTGCGAAAGCTGCGCCGGAGCCGCAAGCGTTGACCAAATCACTGATCAACGTCGGCAAAGAGGTCGCCGATCTGACCATCGCGGTGCACCAGGCGCTGGATGACAACCACGTCAGTTCTTTCGAGAAAAACTTGATCCGTCAGGAGATCAACCACGTTCGGCAGAGCCTAGACGTGATGGATGCCTCGGTGAAGGCCGCCTGAATTCGGGCACAAAAAAAGCCGACGGAGAAGGTCGGCTGATTCGCAAAACTAGAGAGGCCCGATTATGCAGAGCCAACCAAATTCAAGCAATACCCCCAACAGTGTCGCGACACGTTTTTCGAATTCTGAAAACGTGTCGCGTACCACGATGTCCTCCCGCGAGATCGCTAACGTCACCGGCAAGCGGCACGCCAACGTGAAGCGCGACATCGCTGCGATGCTGAAAGAACTGAAATTAGATGTACTCAGTTTTGAGCACATCTATCTGGACGGTCAAAACCGGGAGCAGGTCGAATACATGCTCGACCGCGAACACACCGACTGCCTGCTCACCGGCTACAGCGCTCCGATGCGCATGAAGGTGATTCGCCGTTGGCGGGAGTTGGAGCAGCAGCAGGGCGCTCGCGAGCAGGTTCTGCTCAATGGCACCAAGGTCGTTGGCGAGATCGCCATAATGGAGTGCTTTACGCGCCTGCTGAAGCCGGCTCCATCCTGCCAGATGGCCATGCTCACGAAGATCGCCCAGAACAACGGTCTTGACCCGAAGTTTCTCCCAGGCTACGCCGTCGACACCGCGCCAGATGCTACCGGCGGATCCTCTATGCCCACCAAGTCAGCCACGGCCTTGCTGAAAGACAACGGCATTCGCGTGTCTCCCGCTGCGTTCAACCGCGCACTGGAAACCAAGGGCTTTCTGAAGCAGCTCCAGCGCAAGAACTCCAAACAGGAAATGGTTCCGTTCTGTTCGGTGACCGAGAAGGGCATGACCTACGGCAAGAACCTGACCAACTCCCAATCCCCACGCGAGACGCAGCCTCACTGGTACGTGGATCGCTTCCTCGAACTGGCCAAATTGGTCGGGAAGGCCTGATATGCAATTCACCGTCACGATCAATCAGGTGAAGGCGTTGGAGTGGGGGCTGAACTCTCAGCAGGCCCTGCTGTTCGCCTTCGTCTACGGCTGCCCGAGCTGGACCAAGCCAATCAAGACTGACGACGG